ATATTAACACGGGTTTGTTTAATAGCCATAATTGCGGCTTTCATGGTACTGCGGCGGTATATGAAAAGCAAAAGAAAGATTATATTAAACCGCCGCCACGGCTTGAAAAACTTTCTCCAAAAATTATTGATTGGTTTGAAAAAGAAAGAAAAATCAGTAATAACACCCTTTTAAGGTTTGGTATTACTGAAGGTAAAGAATGGATGCCGCCATTTGAAAAGGAAATGCCGGTTATATGCTTTAATTACTACCGGGCGGGGGAATTAATTAACGTCAAATTCAGAGGCCCGCAAAAAAGCTTTAAAATGGTTAAAGATGCCGAACTTATTTTTTACAATATTGATTGTTTAAAGGACGAAAAAGAATGTGTTATTGTAGAGGGCGAAATTGATTGTATGAGTTTTTACGAAGCATCTATTTACAACGCCGTTTCCGTGCCTAATGGCGCAAATAAAGGCAACCAAAAATTAGAATACTTTGATAACTGTTGGCAATACTTTGATGATAAAGAAAAAATTTTTATTGCGGTTGATAATGACGAAGCCGGGCAATCCCTAAAAGAAGAGTTATGCAGAAGATTGGGCAAAGATCGCTGTTATATTGTTTCTTATCCGGAAGCCTGCAAAGATGCAAATGAAGTACTTATTAAGCACGGTAAAGCCGCCGTTAAATCATTAGTTGAAGCCGCTGTTCAATATCCACTGGAAGGTATTATTAGCGTTGACGACGTTTATTCACAGGTTGAAAATTATTATCAGAATGGTTACCCGATGGGAATTAAAACGAACATTCCGGGCTTTGATGAACTGCTACGTTTTTGTGAACAGCAATTGACAATTATTACAGGCATCCCGGGCTCGGGTAAAGACGAATTTTTAAATTACATCGTTACTCAATTAGTCGATTTACACCAATGGAAATTCGCTATCTGCGGTTTTGAAGAACCAGCCGCGTTTACAATAACCAAACTTCAAGAAAAACTTATCCATAAATCGTTTGCATTTAGAAAGGATGTTTCTAACAGGATTAATGAACAGGAATTTAATATTTCTATTGATATTGTCCGGGATTACTTCAGGTTTATAAATATTGAACAGGTAGGCGCGCAATTAGATGATATTTTATCGAAGGCCGTTCAACTTGTAAAAAGGTTCGGAATAAAAGGGCTTATTATAAACCCGTGGAATTGTTTAGAACATAAGCGCCCGGAATATCAAAGCGAAACTGAATATGTGAGTGAAAGCATGACGAAAATTTTAAACTTCTGCTTTCGGTATAACGTACACGTTTTCCTTATTGCACATACTACTAAAATGCAAAAGAACCCGCACACAAAAAAGTATGAAATACCAACGCTTTACAATATCAGCGGGAGCGCTCATTTCTTTAATAAAACTCATAACGGCATTTGCATTTGCCGCGATTTTGAGACGAATGTTACAGACGTTTATGTGCAGAAAGTAAAGCAAAGCTGGTTAGGAAGAATTGGCTTTTGTTCATTCAACTTTAATCAGGAAACCCGTGAATATTTACCGATATTATGAAGCACCGGGCGGCGGAATATTTATTTATGAAGATCATAAATTCAGGGTGACTAAAAACGGTTTAAAAGATAGCGCCAGGCATCAATGTTTGCGCATTTTATGACCCTTAGACTTTTAATCACAAGTTATTGACATTATAAACTGTTGATTATTAATAAAGTAGATTTAATTAGTAATTTAATTACGCCATACATGCGCCACAAATACCTAAATAACCATTAATTTTAAGGGAGCAAAAAATTAATCAAAATGCAAATAACCGTCGCTTTGTTGTACAAATGTTGTACAGTGGAACCTAAGAAAAGTATTAACTCATTCATTATCATATGAGTTTAAAGGTTAAGCCTTTTGATCATACATCAAGTGCAAGCATGAAATAATAATTTAACATGGCTGACATTGAAGCATTAAACCTTATTATAAAAGCCGACGCAACGGCCGGGCTTAACCAGGTAACAAACAGTTTAAACCAAGCCGCAAACGCAGGCGCAAACGCAAGCAAGCAATTTGATGAAATAAGCAAGACTTCATATACTACGCGGTTTGCTGTTCAAAACGTTGCAAATGTTTTCAGAGATTTACCCTATGCAAGTAGTATTTAATATCAGCGGGCAAAGTTTGCGAGGCGTTTTAGCTCGCGCAAATACAACCGCGAACAATGTTTTTTAATTATGGCAAATCCAAATTGGGTCAAAGGATGCGCACCGACAAATCCGGGAGGGCCGGTAAGACACCGGGAGCGATTTAAACAGGTTGAGAAGAAAAGCAACCTGCAAAGAAAGATAGGTTTATACTTAACGCGGAAATGGTCACGCATGGTTACTGATATGGATTCACTAAATGAACGTGATAGAGTAAAGGCCTACTTAGAGTTAATGAATTATTGTGAAGCAAAGAAAGCCGCTATTAGTGCTGACACGCTCACAAACGACCAGGTAGAATTATTATATCAAAAAATAACTACACTCGCAAATGCGAAGGTTAACTGATATTGAAAAGAAGCTGCGGGTATTAAAAGCGATTTTAAACGGTACAACCGATTTAAACAGTTTACGGCCGCCGCAACATTATACAATAATACAAGCCGATGAAGGTTTATACAGCGTCCCGGGCACGCAATTAATGTATGATGAAGGAATGTTGCAACGTTGGTTAAAAGGCCTTAGAGAATGTGACACGGTTTCAATATTGAGGCCCGCAATAGATTGTGCGCCGTTAGATGAATTAGCCGAAAACACCGGCGCCAAAATGTTGCTGCCTGTAATGGATCAACAACATTATGAAGATTCGCAACAAAGTGACGACGATTCATTTGTCGATTACATAGAGGTTGAAGAAACGCATGAAGTAACGGTAGTTGATGAAACACACACGCGCAAAACAAGGGCCCGTAAAACGCCTGTAAACGCTAAACGAAGCGCATTGCCTCAACACATACATGAAGGTAAGCTTAGTGAGTATGGGGTGAACTGGGGCAGTATTTGTGAAGACTAAAAAACTTTTTATGTATCCATTATGTAGTATGCCTTATTATCCAATGCCTATTAAATATTATCAACAGCTTATGGATGACCAGGTTTACTATCAGGATTATATAAGAGCGCTTGAATTAAAAATTGAGGTACTTGAACAACAGCTTAAAATAAGCGAAATATACCAGGCACTAATTGAAAAAACGCATGATATTAAAGTAAAAACAATGGATGAAAGTGAAGCGTATAACGTAACAAAATTATTACTCACCGAAAAATTAGTAGTTGAACTGGAAAGCTCATTGAAAGCACACAATATCCTATCCTGCGAAAACTAAAAACAAAACAACTTAATACCACAGGAGCCGCGTTTCGCACTCTTGCCGGGAACAGTTGAGAGACATTAAAACGATTATTAACATTCAACGCAACTACCACAAAGCCGGGTTATCCACTTTGCCGGGAAAATGAAGATTGATAAGCGATTCTATCATTTTTTCAATTTACGCAAAGTGGAAAATCAAAATATGATTGGTCCCGATTTACAAAAGGCGTTACACGACCTGCGGGACAGATTGCGAGCAGATAACAGCGAGCAGATAAAAAAAGAGATAAGCGAGCTGGAACAACAATTTGCCAAACAACAAAGCCAAAGAATGATACCCGGCATGGCAGACCAGGACCGGGGCTTTAAAGGAGCGATCGGCGCAACGCTTAAAGATAACGCGCCGCGCATTCGTGATTTCATGTCACGCAAGACTGCGGGCGATCTTGTGCTTGAGGTAAAAGCCGCGGGCGATATGGGTTTGGACACAAACTTAACCGGCGGCAGCGTTAGCGTTTCATCATTGTTACCTGGTATCGTTATGAACGCGCCTTATAAGCAACATATTTCGCCGCTATTACAAACAATTCCTATAGGGGGCGATCTTGTTGCATTACGTGAAAACGGGGCGGGTGAAGGGTCAATCGGCGCTGTTGCCGAAAACGCGCAAAAGCCGCAAAAGGATTATGATTTGCAGGAAGTAACATACAAAGCAAATTTTATTGCAGGCTTTGCGCGTGTTAGCAGAAAATTCATGCTGACAATTCCGACAGCCACGAACTTTTTAACCTCGCGGCTTTTGGAGGATTACATGCAAGCCGAGGACAATTTGCTGTTAAACGGCACTGGCGTTGATCCCGAACCGTTAGGCATCAACGTGGCCGGGAACTTCACAGCGGCAACCGCGCCAAGTACGGATAATGATTACATTCAATTGATCTTGGGCGTGGGGCAATTAGCAGCGATGAACAGAAATGCTGATTTAATAATTATGCATCCATCCGACCTGTTTCGTTTATTGACTAATCAAGCGAGCGGATCAGGAATGTTTGATAGCCCGGCCGCGGTGCAGGCAACGCCGGAAGGCTCAATGAAAGTTGCCGGGGCAACGGTAATAACAACCGTTGCACAAACGCCGGGCAGATACACGATCCTTGATAGATCAGGTTTTATTATCGGCGTTTTGGATGCCTTAAACATTCGTTTCTTTGAACAGGATTCCGATAACGTGCAAAAGAACATGGTAACAGTTCGCGTTGAATCAAATATCGCCTTTGCTGGTCTTGCATCAACTTATGCAGTTATGGGCACGTTTTAAAAGGTTTTATTTTTAAGTAATGTGGGCCGCGTATTTCCATGCGCGGCTTTTTTATTAAATTTGCTTTTACTTTTATTTTTATTTAAATCATACCCCGCAGAAATGCGGGGTTTTTTATTTTGATGCATATTGTTAAATGTTCTCCATTTGTCATGGCGTGGCTGTGGCGTAATCACAAATAAAAAAAGCTACAAAACTTTGTAACTCTTTCATTTTCAAGGTGACCCTGTAGGGACTCGAACCCTAGACCCGCTGATTAAGAGTCCCAATATTACCGTTTTAATTGGCTTTAATGGTATTTAATTAATTTTTTCTATTACCTTTGAAATCACGCACTTATAAATTTTTATAACTTCTGATTACTAATCAGGTGTTTGTGAATAAAAACGGTTTCATGGCGTGGCTGTGGCGTAAAATTTTTTTTACGCCATGGATTTTAAAAATCTAAAACAAAAAAAGACAACATGGCAACAACGGCAACTACAGCAATTTTTATCGAGAAACGCAATCCGGAAAACAGCGACAAAAGGCCCGTGTCAATCCGGGTTACGTACAGCGGGCAAAAAAAATATTATCGGACA